CAAGAGTATATCCATACTATGCAGCACAACTTACAAAAGGTTTAGCTCTAGCTCCAGAGGTTGCAGGTAGATTTACATTGGCTGTTCCTCAATTCGTAGGTGATCTTGCTCAAGGTAAAGATTTTTCAAAAGCTGGAGCAGAAGCAATAGCAAAATTGGACCCTAAGTTTACACAAGAAAAAATTATCGAAGGATCTGGTTTACAAAAAATTTTAGATGACATGGATCAAGATATTACAGGTTCACAAAGAACTGTTGGCGAAATATTAAAGATGGGTGGAGAATCAATTGGCCCTGCTACAGGTATAGGGTATTTTGCATCAGCAGGTAAAGCTGCAAATAAAATTAGAAAAGAAATTCAAAAATATGCAGGCAGTGCAGAAGCAGCAAAAGAATTAGAAAAAAGTGTAGAAGATAAAGCAGCGTCATTAAATATGACAAGAAGAGAGTTTAATACTTTACTTGTGGGTGGCGGAATCGTAGGTTTAGTAAAATCTCTTGGTCTTGACACATTGTTTCCTGCAGCAAAACAAGTGGCTAAACAAGCTGCACCAATAGTTACTAAAGGCGGTACACCAAAATATTTCTTTGACCTTGTTGATCTAATTAAAACAAAAGGAGATGATTTAACTTCAAATCTTTCAACAGTTGAAAGACAAAGAGTTTATGATTTAAAGGGATACACATTGTCAGAGGACATATCAACGGGTAAGATAAATATTAGAAAAGATACTGAAGGCGGCGGTAGTTATTACATTGGTGATGGTGAATACGAAACTGTAGATGGTATCGTTAGAAAAGAAGAAATAACTTACGAACCACCAGAAACAATATTAAATGAAAAAGGTAAGCCTGTAGAAGTTCCTGATCAATACGACGAAGCAACTTTATTGCCTGATGCAGACGGCGGTGATGGGGATATCGCAGCTGGTTTAGATTCTATTGAAGACATATTAGAACTTCTTGCTGAAAATGGTAAAAAATATTCTACAAAAGAATTATCTGAAATGGGTGTTAATTTAGAAGGTGTCGGAAAAGAAAGATTACAAAAAATAGTAAAAGATCCAGAGTTTTTAGATAGAATTTTTAAAGCAGGAGGAGGCATTGTTAAGCTAGCTGGGGATGACTCTGGACCCCCACCAAAATCAGGGCCCGCATCACACGGGTTGCCTTATGTTGCAAAAAATGTTAGACCAATCAAGGAGCGTAAATAATGGCAGATATTGACAAGACTCTTTCGGAGTTAGGGACCTCTGTAAAAATAGAAGGACCTGATCAAGAAGTAGAATTACAAAAACAAGAGGAAGCAACTAAACAACCTGTTGAAATAAATCCAACAGAAGATGGTGGCGTTGAATTAAATTTTGACCCAAGCAAAGTAAATGTTGAGGGTGCGCCAAATCACTTTGACAACTTAGCAGAATTATTACCTAATGAAATTTTAGAACCGATTGGTTTAGAATTATTTCAAAACTACACAGACTACAAAGCATCTAGAAAAGATTGGGAAAGATCTTACACAGAAGGTCTTGACCTATTAGGATTTAAATACGAAAATAGAACAGAGCCTTTCCAAGGAGCTTCAGGTGCCACGCACCCTGTTCTTGCAGAAGCTGTAACACAGTTCCAAGCAGGAGCTTACAAAGAGTTATTACCAGCGGAAGGCCCAATCAGAACTCAAATCGTTGGTAACAGCGATCCACAAAAAGAAGCGCAAGCACAAAGAGTAAAAGAATACATGAACTACGAACTCATGGAAAAAATGTCTGAGTACGAGCCAGAGTTTGACCAAATGTTATTTCACTTACCACTTGCAGGATCTACATTTAAAAAAGTTTACTACGATGATTTATTAGGCAGAGCTGTTTCAAAATTTGTACCAGCAGATGATTTAGTTGTACCTTATTCAGCGACATCTCTTGATGATGCAGAAGCGATTATACACGTCATCAAAATGTCAGAGAACGATTTAAGAAAACAACAAGTTGGTGGTTTTTATTCTGATGTAGAATTAGGTGCACCAGCAGTATTCAAAGATGAAGTTGAATCAAAAGAAAGAGAATTAGAAGGCACAAAAAAATCTGGTAGACCAGAACAAGTTTATACATTGTTAGAGTGCCATGTTAATTTAGATTTAGAAGGTTTCGAAGATAAGGACGCGAACGGAGAACTTACAGGGATCAAGCTCCCATACATTGTAACTGTAGATGAAGGTTCGCGAAAAGTTCTTTCTATTAGAAGGAACTTTAATCCTGAAGATCCAAGAAAAGCTAGAATACCTTATTTCGTCCACTTTAAATTTCTGCCAGGACTAGGATTCTACGGATTTGGATTGATCCATATGATTGGCGGATTGAGTCGAACGGCAACGGTCGCTCTCCGTCAATTGTTGGATGCAGGTACACTTTCAAACTTGCCAGCAGGATTCAAACAAAGAGGTGTAAGAGTTAGAGATGAAGCATCACCAATACAACCAGGTGAATTTAAAGATGTAGATGCACCAGGTGGTAATATTAGAGATTCTTTTATGATGCTACCTTACAAAGAACCATCTCCAACATTATTACAACTAATGGGTATTGTTGTTCAAGCAGGTCAAAGGTTCGCGGCTATTGCTGATATGCAAGTGGGCGATGGTAATCAAGCCGCTGCAGTTGGAACTACAGTTGCACTTCTTGAAAGAGGTTCACGTGTAATGTCTGCAATACACAAAAGACTTTACACATCTATGAGATCTGAATTTAGATTATTATCTAGATTATTTAAAACTTACTTACCACCTGTTTATCCGTTTGATGTGGTTGGTGGCAGAAGAGAAGTTAAGCAAATGGATTTTGATGACAGAGTAGATATTTTACCTGTTGCAGATCCAAACATATTTTCTATGTCACAAAGAATTACGATTGCACAAACAGAATTACAACTTGCAACATCTAATCCAAAGATTCACAATTTATACAATGCTTACAGAAAAATGTACGAAGCACTTGGTATAAAAGATATTGATAAAATTTTACCACCACCTGCTCCAATTGCACCAAAAGATCCAGCGTTAGAGCACATTGATGCGTTAGCAATGAAACCTTTTCAAGCATTTCGTGGTCAAGATCATAGAGCACATATAACATCTCACTTAAATTTCATGGCAACTAACATGGTTAGAAATAATCCACCTATTATGGCTGCGATTGAGAAAAATTGTCTTGAACACATTAGTTTGATGGCACAAGAACAGATAGAATTAGAATTTGCAGACACAATTCAACAACTTCCACAGATGCAACAGATGGCACAACAGAACCCACAGATACAAGCACAACTACAAAAGATATCTATGGACATGGAAGCAAGAAAAGCTGTGTTAATTTCTGAAATGATGGGTGATTTTATGGAAGAAGAGAAGAAAATTACGTCACAATTTGATGGTGACCCACTTTTAAAACTAAAATCTAGAGAAGTTGACCTAAGAGCAATGGAAAATGAGCGTAAAAAAGACGAAGGAGAGAAAAAATTTGATCTAGATAGAGCAAAATTACTTCAAGCAAGACAATTAAGTGAAGATAAGATGGATCAAAACGAAAAATTAGCTAAATTAAGAGCTGGAGTAAGCCTTGCAAAGAGTGGAAATCAAGGTATAACTGCAATTAAGGTAGAAGAGTAAAAAAATAGGAGTAAAAATGCAAAAACTAGATAAAATTAAAGTTGGCACAGTCCCAGAACAGAGTGTTGAGGTAGATCCAAGATCTAAAACAACAGCTGATGGTGCTTTTAACTATATTGGTACAGGAAAACCTGAAATGCCAGTAAGAGGACAAAAAAGAATGCTAGCTGAGAAAAAAAGAAATTCAAAAGCTTACTAATATGTGGTTACAGGCGATTAAATTAGCAGCGCAAGCTGGATCAAAAATTTATGCTAACAGACAAAAAGCAAAAATGGCTATGTCTGAAGCACAATTATTACATGCCGAGAAACAAGCTCGGGGTGAAGAAGCTTACCAAGGTAAATTACTAGAAGCTAGACAATCCGACTGGAAAGACGAGGCCGTCCTCATAATCTTGTCAACTCCAGTTGCTGTTTTAGCTTGGGCAGTCGTATCAGACGACCCATCTGCGATGGACAAAGTGAAGTTATTCTTCGAAATGTTCTCGCAGCTTCCTAGTTGGTTTACAAACCTGTGGATTCTTGTAGTCGCGAGTATTTATGGTATAAAGGGTACACAAATTTTTAGAAACGGAGGCAAAAAATAATGGCAAACAGACTATACAACAAACAAGTTACACCTAAAGGATACATGAAAGGTGGACGTGTAGATAAAATGGGCGGTGGCATGATGAAAAGAACTATGCTTAAAAAAGGAAGTAAGTTTCCTGATTTAAACAAAGACGGCAAAGTCACTAAAGCAGATATTCTTATGGGTAGAGGTGTTATCGGTAAGAAAAAGAAGAAAAAAGATAAAACTAAAAAGAAGGTTATCTAATGGCAAAACTATGTCCTAGAGGAAAAGCCGCAGCGAAGCGTAAATTTAAAGTTTACCCATCCGCGTACGCAAACATGTACGCATCTGCAGTTTGCTCTGGCAAAGTTACACCCGGTGGTAAGAAAAAACCTAAAAAAGCCATGGGTGGAACTGTTATGGCTAGACAAATGTACAGAGGTGGTGGCATGTGTAAAAAGGGCAGAGGAAGAGCTTACGGAAAAAATTCATAATGGGTTTACGTAAATGGGTTCAAGAGAAATGGGTAGATATTGGAGCACCGAAGAAGGACGGCAAGTATCAACCTTGCGGGAGATCGAAGGGAAGCAAACGGAAGTATCCAAAATGCGTTCCACTTGCAAAAGCCACACGAATGACAAGCTCGCAAAAGGCGAGTGCTGTCAGACGAAAAAGAGCTGCAGGTAATCCAGGAGGCAAACCTACAAACGTTGCTACGTTTGCAAAAAGAAAAAAAGCAGCGGTAGGAGGAAGTATGCAACCGTACACAGGAAGTTTTATTAAAGGCAATTTAGGCGGTGTAAGAGTTTCAAACCCAAGTTTAGTTAAATATTATGGAAAGAAGATAATGCCATGAGAACAGATTATCAAACAAGAAAAGAATTTTCAAAAGGCACTATGCCTGCAAGAAACAAGAAAAACTTTAGACCTACAAAATCTGGAGCAGGCATGACACGAGCCGGTGTCAAAGCTTATAGAAGACTAAATCCCGGTTCAAAACTAAAAACAGCCGTGACAGGAAAAGTGAAGCCTGGATCAAAAGCTGCCAAACGTAGAAAATCATACTGCGCAAGATCACTAGGGCAACTTAAAAGAGCATCAGCAAAGACTCGTAACGATCCAAATTCTCGTATCCGTCAGGCACGAAGAAGATGGAAGTGTTAAGTGCAATTAGAAACAGTAATCAATAGATTAATCAAATATCTCAATAGAAGAAACGAAGAGTTGTCAGCAGCTTTAACGTCCGGCGGCATTGACAATATGGAAAAATATAACTATATAGTAGGACAGATAACAGCCCTAGAGGCAACTAAACAGGAACTCTCTAACCTGCTAGAAGATAAGGAGCAACATGGAACAGTCATCAACATCAACAATAAAACTACCGAATAAAAAACTGGTAGGTGTCAAAAAAGAAAAAGATTTAGCAAAAGAAGATTCAAACAAACTACCACAACCAACTGGTTGGAGGATGTTAGTTTTACCTTTCAAGATGAAAGAGAAAACTAAAGGAGGTCTTTATATGGCCGAAACAACCTTAGAGAGACAACAAGTTGCATCACAATGTGGTTTAGTTTTAAGAATGGGTCCAGACTGCTACAAGGATAAGGATAGATATCCTGATGGTCCTTGGTGCAAGGAGGGAGAATGGGTAATGTTTGCCCGTTATGCTGGCTCAAGAATAAAAATAGAAGGTGGGGAAATACGTCTGCTAAACGACGACGAAGTTTTAGCAACAATCAAGAATCCAGAGGATATCTTGCATGAATACTAATATCATAGGAGGAAACTATGCCAACTGAAGAAAAAATGGTTGATCTAGATACATCAGGCGAAGGTGCTGAGATTAATCTAGAAGAAAAGAAAGACGAATCGGTAGTTGATACCGAAGCGCCGAAACAAGAAGAAGTAGTAGAAACGAAACAAGAAGAAGTAGTAGAAGAAACTAAAGAAGAACCTAAACAAGAAAAAAAGGACGAAGAATTAGAAGATTATAGCAAAGGGGTTCAAGCAAGAATTGCTAAATTAACTCGTAAAATGCGTGAGGCAGAGCGGAGAGAGAAGGCCGCTTTAGATTATGCAAAAGCAGTTGAAAGCAAAAGAAAAACTTTGGATTCCAAGTTTGGACAAGTCAATAAAGACTATGTAACTCAATTTGAAAAAAGAGTTAAAGACGGCATGGAGATGGCACAAAGAGAACTATCATCAGCGATAGAATCTGGCGATGCCACTGCACAAGTCAACGCTCAAAAGAGAATTGCTGCATTGTCTATTGATGAAGCTAGACTAAATGTGATGAAGGAAACTCCTGAAGCACAAGAAAAACCAGTCAAATTAGAAGACGCGGTATCTTTGCCTAGGGAAACACCATCAGAACTACCTAACCCTGATCCTAGAGCTGAAGATTGGGCTGCTAAAAACACTTGGTTTGGACAAGACAGACCAATGACTTTTACAGCTTTTGAAATCCACAAAGATCTAGTTGAAAAGGAAGGATACGATCCAAAATCAGACGAATATTATGCGGAAGTCGATAAAAGAATAAGACTTGAATTTCCTAATAAGTTTGATATAAAAGACAGTAATACGTCGGCAAGACCGACGCAAACTGTAGCCTCGGCTAGACGAGTTGTTAGGCCGGGCACAAAAACTGTGAAACTCACATCATCACAGGTAGCAATCGCTAAAAAATTAGGTGTGCCACTCGAAGAGTACGCAAAACAATTAAAAAACACGAAGGAGGTATAGCGTATGGAAAAAGAAAACAAAACTTCTCGTGCGAGCCAATCGAGGTCTAAGGCTGAAAGACCAAAGGTTTGGGTTCCACCGTCATCTTTAGATGCACCCCCTGCCCCTGATGGATTCAGGTACAGATGGATAAGAGCCGAGGTAGTTGGTTTCCAAGATACGAAAAACATAACTGGAAGATTAAGAGAAGGTTATGAATTAGTTCGTGCCGAAGAAGTCGAAAATGCAGGTGACTATCCAGTTCTCGAAGACGGGAAACACAAGGGAGTGATCGGAGTTGGAGGCCTTCTTCTTGCGAAGGTACCGGTTGAGATCGCGAAGCAGAGAACGGACTATATGGCAGCACGTCATAGAGACCGAAGTGAAGCCGTAGAAAACGATCTGATGAAGGAGCAAGATCAGAGGATGCCTATCAATGTTGACAGGCAGTCTCGTGTAACCTTCGGTGGTACAAAGAAATAATATTATTTCGTGGGTTAATCCCTATCATCGAATTCATATAAACCGTAAATGCTCTTAAAAAGCATTTACACTAAGGAGACAAAACTATGGCAAATAGAAACACACAAGGTTTTGGGCTTATTCCTGCAGGTACGCTTGGACAAACTCCAGCGACAGCCGGCTTAGGTAAGTACAAAATCGATGCGGGTTATACTACAACAATCTACAATGGTGGTGCTGTGGCTTCTAGTGCTGGTTATATTATCAATGGCCAAACAGCGGCCGCACCTATCTTAGGTGTGTTAAATGGAATATTCTATAACGCGGCGACAACTTTGAAGCCAACGTTTGCGAATTTCTATAAGCAACCGATAACACCAGCAAACTCAGAAGACGTAGACGCTTTTGTGTTTGATAACCCTCAACAACAATATGTAGTGGCAACAGATGACACTGCAGCTCAAGCCTTATATTTAGAAACGTTTGATATGAATACTTCTGCTGGTAGTGATACTACTGGGAAGTCTTCAGCAACTCTAAATATTGGCGTGACTGGAAACGACGACAAATCTTTCAGATTATTAAGATCTGCTGAAGATCCTGAAAACGATGAAAATGCGGCTTTCAGATCTGTAGTGGTTGTTCCAAACTTAATTGAGTTACAATCGTAATAGGAGAATAGGAGATAAATTATGGCAATATCACGATCACAACTAGTTAAAGAACTAGAGCCAGGATTGAACGCCCTGTTCGGCCTGGAATATAAAAGGTATGAAAATCAGCATGCTGAAATTTATACTAATGAAAACAGTGACAGAGCTTTTGAAGAAGAAGTAATGTTATCTGGTTTCGCAAACGCGCAAGTGAAAGCTGAAGGTGCTGGAGTGTCTTTTGACGAAGCACAAGAAACTTTCACAGCTAGATACACTCACGAGACAGTGGCTTTAGCATTTGCTATCACGGAAGAAGCTATCGAAGATAACCTCTACGATAGATTAGCTTCTAGATATACAAAAGCTTTAGCAAGATCTATGAGCAATGCGAAACAAGTAAAAGCGGTAGAACCTCTAATTCAAGGTCTTCCTACAACGGACAACTTTGATTCAGGTGATGGCGTTAGCTTGTTTAACACTCAACACCCTACAGTAGCAGGTGTTTTCAAAAACACTTTAACTACTCAGGCGGATCTTAACGAAACATCTTTAGAGCAATCGATGATTGACATCGCTGCTATGACAGATGAAAGAGGTCTTAGAGTTGCAGCAAGAGGAGTAAAAATGATTATTCCTTCTGAGCTTCAGTTTACAGCTGAGAGATTGATGAAATCTCAAGGTAGAACTGGAACAGCTGATAATGATATCAACGCAATCGTATCAATGGGTATGGTTCCTCAAGGTTATAGAGTGAACAACTACCTAACTGACTCTGATGCGTTCTACATCATTACAGACGTACCTAATGGTATGAAAATGTT